GATTAAGTGATGAAAAGAATAATTGGATCGGATCTATAGTAATAGGTTACATACATACTTTTGATAATAATGTAGATCCACAACTTATCGAAAAAATGTCTAGGTCAAGTGCACTTTCGATCTAGTACATATTACCAGAATTCAAAACAGAATAACATGTTATTAAAAAGCTTTTTCAACAAATTGGCAGTCACTATCATAATTGGTTTGACTGCCTTTTGTTTTTTTTAGAGATAGAAAATAAAGACACTAGATAAAAGTCTAGGTCAAGTAACAAACAATTACAAGTATTATCAGGAATTAAATAGCAAACTAAAAGAAGATAATAGAACTTTACAACTTACTATAGGTGATTTGAATAATAGTAAAGATAGTTTAATTACTGAAGTAAAGAAGGTTTAGAAAGAACTTAAAATCAAAGATAAGAATCTCTAGTAGGTACAAGTAATCAATACAGAAATGAAAGACTCAGCATCAGTTGAAATAAAAACTAAGAATGTTGACTTTAGTGAAAAACTAAAGCTAAATGAATTAACTACTATCACAGTAAATAGAAAAGACTCAATCTTAACAGCCATACTAGATTTAAGAAATTCCTAGATACTATTTGTAGAAGAAAAAAAAGAATATCGTAATTAGTATAAAAATGGCTTCTAGAGATTCTTGCACTTTGATTGGAAGAAAGATCGTGTCAGAAAGTATCAAATACATAATAGCAACAAACTTATAAAGGTAACTGATACTAGAATCGTAGAAGTTACTAAATAAAAATAAATCAATCTATTAATATATTAATCAATAATAATATGCATAGAATAATCCGTATAAAAGCTTATGAAGCTGAACACGGTCCTCACTTCAATGATGAGCATGCTCGCAAAGCTGTAAGCAAGATGGAGAATGAAGACGGAACAAGAGGTCAGCATTGGTCACTTGAGGAAACTACAGCATTAGCTAATCAGTATGGTATTCGTTTAGATGAAAAGATAAACAAATACGACTGGTATGTAGCATTGAATATGGTATACTCAGATTACTACCGTGTAGTTGTTAGCATGACAGGCTCTAATAACACGAAGTATTTCGTAGAATTAGCTAAAGCATGGATGCACGACAAAGACATAGATGAAGGTAAAATGTGGTTTTACTATATTTATGTAATGTGTGATAAGATTAGAAATGCTGAAGAAGATCTTTTCGAAAGACATTACAGCAAATATGAAGATGACGACGAAGAGGAACGTTACGGTAACTACCGTAGAATGGGCAGATCTTCATATGGTAGACGTAAAGAGTACGACAGAGAATACGATGAAAGAGACTTTGAAAGGGAAAGAGAGAAATTTTTTCCTATGGAAGAAGAATCCAAACGTGGTCGTTCTGTGCGCTACATTAGATATTAATCAAATTAAATCAATCCTAAATAAAATCAATTATGTTAGAAGATAAAATTATCGTTCAAGATCGCGGTTTTGACGCTGGTCTAGCTGCTTTAATGCAGAATGCAAACAAAGGTAATATGGACCCTGCAGCTCTCATGGCTATGATGAATAACAATGGTATGGGTGGCAATGGTTGTTGGTGGATTTGGATCATCTTACTGTTCTTTGTATGGGGCGGTTGGGGTGGAAACGGCTTTGGAAACAGATGCGGTGAAGCTTCACAATTGGCTTCTCAACTGAACACAGATGCTAACACTAACCTATTGATGCAGGCAATCAATGGTAACAAAGAAGCTATCAGCACATTATCTAATACTTTGAATTGCGATATCAACTCAGTACAGTCTGCATTAAACACTATTAATACTAGTGTAAGTCAGATCGCTTGTGACACTAAACTTTCTGGTGCTCAGGTAATAAATGCTATCCAGAGTGGTAACGCTAGCCTTGCATCACAATTGGCTTCTTGCTGCTGTGATGTACGTAACGCTATAACTACTCAGGGTTATGAGAGCCAATTAGCTATTGTAAATCAGACTAATACTCTGACAAGCAACGCTAATACTCAGTTCAACATCTTGGGTGCTAAAATAGACGCTTAGACTCAAATAATTAATGACAAATTCTGTCAACTTGAAATGCGTGAAATGCAGAACAAGATTGACTCATTACGTCAAGAAAACAATCAGTTAGCTTTGGCTGCTTCTCAGCAAGCTCAAACTGCTAACATTGTTAATCAGTTAAGACCTACTCCGGTTCCTGCATATCTGACTTGTAACCCATATGGATGTAACGGTGGCTTTACAGGCTATGGTTACAATGGTTACTCTGATGGATGTGGCTGTGGATGCTAAGAAAGGAGGTAATTATGTTTTTTAATTTTAATCCTTATACATTTAATAGAAGTAGAGTAAGAACTATAGATAACTTTGGTATACCTTCATTGAGAACAATATATGTTACCACTGATACTACCAATAATACTGTTACTTATGGTATCTGTCCTAGAATCTGGAGACAACTTCCTTGTGAGGGAATGTTTTTACTTAATATAGTAAATACTCCTGCTACAACAGTAACTGCAGCTTCTTTAGTAAGTATAGATACTACTAGAACAGCTAATCAAGTAAGTCCTACAACTACTACTTCTACAGGAGCTAGAGCTCTTATAAATGGCTCAGGTGATCAAATGGTTACAGAAGAAATATCAACAGGTAATAGATATCTTATTTACTATAATAAATCAAATGGTACTTTCTAGACTGTAAATCATATTATACCACCTACTGCTGCTGCGTAATTTTTTAATCAAAAAGGGCTCTTATTAGAGCCCTTTAACAAATACTTATTATGATAACATTTGCACAATTAAATATAGGAGATCCTATACATGTATTAGAAATAACTGGAACGTTTAAGAAAAGTACTACTTATTATAAAGGTACTGTAATGAATGTATCCAAGGTTTATGATGAACTCCTTCCTCCTCAATAGTTTCCTCTACCGAATTAGAATAGAAAGAAACTAGTTGATATAACAATAGGGTGTGACGGTGAATAGAAGAAATTATCTGTAGAAGAGAATAAATCTATTGTAACGGATGGAGCTGTAGGCTTAACTATAGCAACAGATAAACAACAGATAATAACAATGGTAAAGAATAATTATAATGAATACAAAGCAAAGAAGGAGGCTTTAGCTAAGTATGAAGAAGAAATGAATAAGTGCGACGCAATACTCAAGTAGTTGGATTATTAGGAGGAAAACTTGAAACAAGAAGATCCTAGAATAAAAGAATTACAAGAACAAGTTGCAGAATTAAAAGGATTAATAAAGCAAGCAGGTAATATGGTTCCACCTTAGATGAAATAGATGTTACCATAGAATATGCAAAAAGCAATGAATGAGGCTAGTTAATACTAGCCTTTTTTCATTTATAGCCCCAAGAACAAACGCTATTAGTTCATATGGTCTATTGTATTACTTACTACGTAAAGTGGCTAGAAACGCCTTAAAATACGTTATTATTATATTTAATAAATAATGCATTATGAAATTAAACACATTGAATACTATTATTGATGATATTCTACTTGAATTGCGCAACAGTTCTATTGCCGAATCAGAACATATAAGTAGAATACAAATCGAGCAATGGATTCACAACTACAGAGCTATGTTAATTAAATAGGACATTGATAAAGGAAGAGATATCAATCCTATGTATGTATAGACTCTGCCTTGTATTCATTTAGATCGTGTTGAGTGCACTCCCGGTCATATCGAATATGTAAGTAATATTGAATTACCAAAGCTTATAGACTTTCACTTTAGAACTGGATTAGTATCTGTAAAAGATATGTTCGGCAATTTAATCTAGTTAGGAAGTGAAACAAAAAACAAATATCAAAAGTATAGGAAATATACATGCAAAGACTACACAGCATACCTGAAAGGTAATAGAATATATGTAGATGGTGGTAACCATCAGTTAGAATACATTGAGGCAGATGTTATATTAGAGAATCCAGCTGATGCAAATGAATGCTTTGATCCAGATATGCCTTATCCAGCACCAGCTCATATAATACCAACTATTAAAGATTTAATCTTTAGTAAAGAGTTAAATATAATGCCAAAAATGCCTACTGATGAGACCAATAATTCTAGAGATGATATGTAGAACATTTATAAACAGCAGAAATGACACACAGAAAATCTTACACAATAAGTGACTTCTATTAGTTCTACTTATCTAATATCGAAAGAGATACTGTATATGATATTGATTATAAAGTGTACAGACAAATAATAGAAGACTATTTTAAATTTATAGCAGATTAGGTTATTGAACATAGTAGAGAATTTAAACTACCATGCAGATTAGGTAATCTAAGTATAGTAAAGCGCAGACCTAAGAACTTTGATAATAAGAGCCTAAGGATTGATTATCATGAAAGTGCCATACAAGGTAAAGCAGTATACTTTATCAATGAACATAGTGACTACTATAAATTTAGATATTACTGGAGCAAGAAGGATTCACTGTTAACTAATAAAACTAAATATTAGTTTGTAGCATCTAGAGCTAATAAACGTAGATTAGCTTAGATAATAAAGAATAGAGAACATGATTATATTACAATTAAATAACAGCTATGATAGACAATAAATTAGTTAGTTCAAAGGCTGTAATAGCAAAGGTCATAGCTGATCTTGATCTCAAAGAAGATGAAATCAAAATTACAGATGTGCGAGAGTGGATTGGTGAGGCTATGGAAAAGATAGGTGCTATATAGCAACTAGAACATAAAGTAGAAAATATTCCTGTAATAGGTTATTAGGCAAAGTTGCCATGTGACTTATACAGATTAAATTAGGTAGCATTCTCATTTGAGAATAGTTGTGGTTGGTTACCCATGAGAAAGGTTACCAACTCTTTTGGTGTTTATACCAAATGTGACAAATGTGATCCTAATATGATAATAGGTGATAATGCTCTTATACCTTTAGTAAAGAATCTATATAACCTTATAGATGATAGATCTGCATTAGATATCATTAACTCCGATCCTAATGTTAAAAAGACATTAAGTGCTTTAGTAAACCAATATACTATACCTAGTGTAAATGGTAGACTTATAGTAGGTAATCCTGCATCATTAAATGGATCATTGCAATACTCTACTAAACCGGGTTATATTACAGTAAATGTTCCTTGTGGTTGGGTTAAGATATCTTATCATGCCATCATTACTGATGAAGATAGTATGCCTATGATACCAGATAATCCTTCTTATTTCGAAGCCATATTTTGGTATGTAGCCATGAAGTTATCTTATCCTAAGTACCTAAAAGGACAACTGAATCAAAACATATACTATGATATGAAGAACTCATGGAACTTCTATCGTAGACAGGCTTACGCAGAAGCTATGATGCCGGGTGTAGATGAAATAGAATCTATCAAGAATGATTGGCATAAGTTATATACAGAGTTTGATGATCATGATACGTTCTTTGCTACTACTGGAGATGAACAAATAATATATAATTAGAGTAGATTATGAGTACTGATTTTTTAGAATTTAATTATAATAATATTAAGTAGCTTCCTAATTCTGCAGGAGTTTACATGATAAAAAATGTATTAAATAACAAGAGATATATAGGAAGTTCTAGATGTATAAAGAGCAGATTAACTACTCATTTATCTACGTTGAACAGAAATTGTCATCATAACAAACATTTACAAAACTCATATAATAAATATGGGCAATCTGCATTTAGAATATGTATTCTAGAGCTATGTGAAGATATAAAAGATACAATACTATTTCTAGAGCAAAAGTATTTAGATCTAAATCCTGAGTACAATAAAGCTAAAATAGCTGAAAATAATTCAGGGTGGCATCATACATAGGATACTATAGCCAGAATGATACGATCTAGAACTGGCAAACCGAGAAAAATAAATAAGTAGACTTATTCTTCTCCAAAAAAGGATATAAACCCAAATAGAATAAATAAGAATCTAACAGTTCCTGTAATTTAGTTAGACTTTGACGATAATTATATAAGAGAATATTCTAGTATGTCAGAGGCAGCAAGGGCAATAAATAGGAAAAGAGAAGGCATAAGAGATTGTTGTAGAGGTAAATAGGTTAGTGCATACGGATTTAAATGGAGGTATAAGTATGAATAAAGCACAAAACATATAGACAAACTCTTTTGTAAAAGGTATGAATATGGATATTGATATTCATGCAATACCTGAGAATCAGTATAGATATGCTGAGAACATCAGAATCATTACTGATACTGAAGGTACTAGTGGAGTATTATAGAATATTCAAAACATTCATACTGTGGATGGCGGCGACTTTATAGCAGAAGATGAAATAATACTATATGGTGTTACTGTAGATAAGTATGCTGTTATTCTTACTGTAGATAGTAAAAACATAAATAGAGTATATAGAGTATCTGATTATAACAACTTACCATTAAAACACACTGTAGTAATAAAAGGTAAACTGCAATATAGTAAAACTAATAGGGTTAAAATAGTAGCTAACTATGAGGCTGAGAATAACATTAAGATATACATAACAGATGGTAATACTCCTATTAGAGTATTAAACATCATGGATAATAAATATGTATATGAACCGGGTGTTACAAATGACTTGTTAGATAGTGAAGGTAATATTAAGGATCTTAGTATACTTGACTTAACACCTAGCTCTTTACTTAGTCCTCCTAAAATAGTAGATTTGGGTTCTGGTAATCTGTAGTCTGGTACTGTACAGTATGTCTATCAGTTATTTAATGTCAGAGGATCAAATACTATTATGTCTCCTTGTAGTGAATTAGTACACTTAACAGATAGTAATACCTCTAGCAGTTTAAATGAATATCACGGTTTAGATAAAAAAGTATCTACTGGTAAATCAGTTAAGATGTCTATTGATCTAGTAGATAAAACTACTGGTATAAATTATAATAGTTTCTATAATAACTGTAGAATATTTAGAATATTCTATAACGATAATACAGAATTACCTACAGTAGATGTTATAGCTGAGATCAAATCATCTAGCAGTGCAACTAGTATTGAATATGAAGATTTAGGTGGAGCACCTATTAATACTATTACTTTAGAAGAATTAAATTCTTTAACAAATAATTCATTTGTAGCTTCTACTATCGAAAAGAAGGACAATAGATTATTTGCTGCTGGCATTAAAGAAAATACTTGGAGAACTGACTATGATGCTAGAGCTTATAGATGTACTAAAGAAGGTAGATTAATACTTAAATCAGCTAGTGGTCAGAATGATATTGATGTAATGTTACCAGAGTATGGTTCCGCAGCATGGAAGAATATACTATCAGATATAGATCCTGAACACGATTGTATCAATCCATATAACTCTGTGAAGGGATAGCCAACTGCTAACGATAATCTACAATATAGTAATAAGGTTGAAAGAGGTGCTAGAATATTAGGAGGTAGTGGTATAAATGTAAGCTATAGATTTGTTTATACTGAGCTTACTATGGATACCATGTAGTCTATGAATACATCTGCAACAGAAGGTCATGACTATGCTAAGATTCAAGTACTCCCTCAGACTACATCTTCTATGACATTCTATTTATTAGATGGACTGAAGGATACATCAATAAATCGTAGTATTCCAGAGTATTCTAGATAGATGAATTATGCAGATCCATATATTGATGCTAATTTCAGAGGATATTAGAGAGATGAAATATATAGATTTGGTATTGTATTCTATAACAATAAGAGTATTCCATCTAATGTTAGTTGGATTGGAGATATTAGAATGCCTAACGCTCATGAGTACCCAACCTTCTTTGCAGGAGAAAATCTTATTGGTAAAGCATTAGGATTACAATTTGAAGTATCTAATGTACCAGAAGGAGCTGTAGCGTATGAAATAGTAAGATGTAGACGTACAGTTGATGATAGAACTGTATTAATGCAAGGAGTTATATCAGAGATAACTAACTATCCATATAAGTATATAAACAAAGGTGATGAGCCAGATAATAGTTATAGACCTAGGATACCACTTGGATATACAGATCAGGATATACCAGTTAAGTATACTAAAGCTGGTAGAATGACAGAAATATATGCTGAGCAATCTTCTACATTCTTTAATGATAGAGTAACAAAGTATTATGTCACATTCATAAGTCCTGAATTGGATATAACTGGTGAAAGTTTGGTTGACAAACTTAAGAATGCTCATGCTGAATTATTATATTACTTACACCCAATAGCAAGTAAAGGATATTGGTACAGAGCAGCTAATGGAGCAAATATATATTCAAATAAATATTTTATAACTCCTAATAATACAAACTGGGGATTCTCATCAGATAGAGTAACAGAATCAAAACTCATAGGTTGTTATAATAGTGATGTGAATGGTTTTGTAATAGCATCTGAAGAATTTGCTACAGAACAAACAGTACACTCTATATCTAACTTGATAGGTAAAAGATACATACTACATAATACTGCAATATCTGAAAGTAGATTAACTGTTGATATTAATAATAACTCAATATTTCCACCAATTATGGCAGGAGGAAATATCATGGCAGAGAAGATGCAGTACTATAGAACTATTGGTGATATCAACTATTTGAACTTAGGTCATATCCACAATAGTGATGGAGATAACAACGGAGCACGCAGAGCAGGTCCGTTTGGTTATTGTGCAGTATTAAATGGAGATTTTACCAAGATACCTAAGTTTCATAGGGTAGATGGTGTAATACAAGCTAATTACAATATAACAAGTGTAATAGGTTCTTAGGATATATTCTTGAATAAGGCATGGTTTGAATTACCAGTAGTAAATATAAAACTTAGTAACATACCATATGGTGGTAATAGTTACATAGCTAGAACTAACTCTACATATATCAGTACTAATTCATTTACTACAATAGGACCTAGTGGTGGTCAATCTTTAGTATATGGTGGCGATACTTTTATTGGCGTTCATGATCATAGGACTGCCAACGCATTCCCAGATCCGGGTAATGGAGATTATAGAGCATCGTTGATAAGTTGCACAGACTATATACCAGTAGAAAGTAGTATTAATCTTGCACTACAATATGGTGAAACTACTAGTCGCAGCTGTGAAGGTATGGATGATTATACTAATCCATATTTAGGTACTACTATAGATGGAGGTACACTGGGTAATTATAATAAGCAAACCAAACCATATTATGCATATAATGATGCATATTCTGTTCAAGGAGATGCAAAGAAATATGTTACTGAATCTGCTTACGCAATAACTAATGCTAATAATATAAATAGAATAGTATATTCACAAGCCAAGATTAACAATGAAGTAACAGATAGTTGGTTACAGTTTAAGTTTGCAGATTATCTAGATGTAGACAATCAGTATGGTAAAATAACAAATCTTAAATCATTTAATGATAAATTATTCTTTTGGCAAGATAGTGCATTTGGAATAGCATCTGTAAATGATAGATCTCTTATTACTGATAACAATATTAGTGAACTTACTCTAGGTACTGGTGGTATATTAACTAGATATGACTATATTACTACAGGAAATGGTTCATCTGTTATAAATGATAACAGTATAACTAACTCTGATTTTGCATTATATTGGCACGATAGAGATAAAAATGAATTATGTCAATTCTCTGATACCATACATAAGTTATCTAAAGAGAAAGGAGTACAGACTTATTTGAACGCTAATCCAAACTTTGTAGTACATGATTCATTCTACGATAATGAATTCAATGAGGTAAGGTTTTGTTTCAATAATAGAACATTAGTATATAATGAATATACATAGAGTTTTACTTCATTCTATACTGAAAATCCTACTAATCATTTGAAGTTTTCTGACAAATTGTTATACATCAAAGACAATAATGTGATGCAAACTGAAAATCGTGCGTTAAATGTAATGGAGTGTAAGATACAGTATATTATTAATAAAGATATACTATATACTAAGACATTTGACAATGTATTCTTTAGTGGTTAGTTTAGAGACATAAAGAGAATGCTTACTGATGCTACATTTAGAACTACAGATCAAGTAGGTACTATTACTTAGGATTATGTAGATGGAGGTTATGCTATAGATCATAGAGAAAATACATATAGATTTGCTATAGGTAGAGAATAGAATAGCGATGATACGTTATCATATCCGGGCAGATTAAGAGGTAAGTACTTAATATGTGATCTTACTTTGAATTGTGGAGAACAACACAACTTTACTCTCCCTAATATTAATACAACATATAGATACTCATTAGTATAATGAAAAAAAAGAATAAGATAAATAAATACCAAATGGGCGGGTATAATTTTAATAGTGATTATATAAAGTCAAGATACTAGAATATAACTAGCAATCCTTTGCAACCTATTAGTCCTGCAATGTCTGCTCAAGTTCCATAGAAATTATCTGGAGATCCTATACAGATACAACCATATAATCCTAGTACAAGTCCTAATATAATGGGAGTAGCAGGTGGAATGATAGGTGGAGCAGGTGATATGTTAACTCTAGTAGGAGGTAATTCTAATGCGTCTACTGGTGGAGAAGCTGTTAAAGAATCTGTATAGAGTGTATTCAAGGGAGCTGCCACTGGAGCTAAAATGGGAGCTGCATTAGGACCTGTTGGAGCAGTTGTTGGTGGAATAGGTGGAGCTGTAGTTGGTTCCATAGGTAAAAGTGGTAAGGTACAAGTGAATGGATTCTATGAGGATCCTACTCTTACACTGGGTACGGGATTTAAAGGAGCTGTACAGAATAAAGGTCTTAGAGAAAAGTACAGAAGAGAAAAGGAAAGAGTATCAGGTAATAGGTTTGCATTACAGAATAGCGCATTATTAAATGCAGATTGGAATGAGACATATGATCAATCTGTAGATACTATGGCATACGGAGGTACTACTTCTAGTCTGGCTTATGTAGACGATGGTGAACTTATTAATACTCCAGATGGTAACATATTAGAAGTACCAGAAGAAGGTAAACCTACAGATAGTAATTTAGTAAATATTCCGGAAGGCAGTAGAATATTAAGTGATACTTTAAAAGTGCCCGGAAGTAAAGAAACATTTGCGCAAATGGGTAAAAGAATGATGTCTAAAAAGAAAAGCAAAGGCAAAGATAAATATGCTGAGAATTCAGCCAAATTGAATTAGATGAATGACCAAATGATTCATGATCAATTATTTAATTTATAGGAATCTATGAAAGGTTCTAATAAACAGTCTAAAAATAAATTTAGAAATGGTGGTAAACTGGCATAGGGATTGACAGACTTAGCTGCTTTAACTCCAGTATTATCTAACCTAGGAACTACTGCTGAAAGTTTTGATACGGTATACAATCCATATTCTAGTCAAATACTTAGTACTATGGCTGGTAGAAAGTACGATATTACTCCAGTTAGAAGAGCTATCAGAGAGAATAGAGCTATATCAAATTACAATGCTTCTCAATCTAATACAAATACAGGAGCTAATATGGCTTATAGATTACAAAGTCAAGTAGCGGCAGATAAAGCTATAGCAGATTTATATTCACAGAAGAGTAATATTGAGAATCAATATAAAGGAGAATACGCAAATACTCTCAATAACTTAGGACAGCAATTTGTATCTGCTCGTAACATGTCTACTGATTTGAATGCTAGAAGTAGAGCAGCAGCTAGAAATATTAACAGAGAAGCTTTATCACAGATAAGTAATTATGCACAAAACAGAAGGTTAATGAATAATCAAAGATCTAGAGATATGGCTATGTTGGATGCATATGCTCCTTTCTTAGAGTCTGTATATACTACAGCAGATTATTCTAACTTAATGAACAAATTTAGAAGATAATATGGCAGCAAATATGTACGATCAAGCCGCATAGGCTTAGTTTATTAATACTTATGCTCCAATTAATTTTGGAGAATTGTTTAGAATTGGTGCAGCGCAGAAAGAAGAAATGGATAGAGCTGCTCAACAATTTGGAGCATAGTTACAGAAATTTGGAGAATTTAGATCACCATCTGCAGTAGATACTCAAAGTTATTATAATCTTACTACTGGTAGACAGGATATACAGGATGCTATAAATCAAATGGTATCTAACCCAGATGCTTTGAAAGATGCTTCTTTTAGGTCTAGTTTACAATCATTAATAAATAATATAGATTATTCTTCATTAAGTTTGCTTAAAGAAAGTGCAGATAACCTAAGACTTGGATTACAAACAAGATCTAAAATGATGGCTGAAGGAAGGTATAATAAAGAATGGGATGATTCTGACATACCTAACTATAATACATTAGATAAAAGAAGAGTGTTTGATGATATTACTCCTGTAGCATTTATGAATGCAAATGAGTTGAGTACTCCATACTTTAATGATTTAAAACGAGGATTCTTAGGTACTAAATACATTAATGGAACTAGATATATAGTTAGTGGTAATAACATGGATGACTTGTATTAGGTTGCATCAGCTAAGTTTAATGACCTTATAGACACTCCTCAGGGTAGAAAATATTATGAAAGTTTTATTAGAAGAAATGGAGGAGATGTAGAAGCGGCTAAAAGTCAATTTGTTGATATGATAGCATAGTCACAAATTGATAGAACTATTAGACCAGACTATGAAGTAGATCCGTCATACATACAAGAGTTGAAAAATGCAGGAAGAGGCGGTTCGGGTAGTACAGTTCCTCAAGGTTTACCAGATTTAACCACCATAGTAGAATCTACTACCAATAGAAATATGCTAGCTAAATTTGGAGGATTGTCGGCAGAAGAAAGAGAATAGATTAGAAATGGTAGTATAACTCCAGATGTAATAGAAAAAGCAATGCAGAATATGACTGTCAATGTTGATAAAATATTTAATTCTGCAAAAGGTATGCCAAGACAGAAATCCAAAACAGTATTAGATAATATACAGAGTCCTTTATCTCCAAATGCTGGTGAAATATTCTTGTCAGAAGGAGGGGAAGGCACTATGAATAAGGGATTTAAAGTATCCAATGAAACAGGTAATATGGTGCTCGGGGATGATTTTGTTACTGGAATAATTGGGTATGATATGGGTGCTCCACAGTATATTAAACAAGCACTACTCGATCCGGCTGCAAAGAAAGGAAGTAAAAGTGCAAATACATTTGAAAAATCTCTAATTAACAATGTAAGATTTCAAGAAGCTTGGTATAGTAATAAGTTTAGAGATGTTATTATAAAAGATGCAGGAAGTACTGTAGGAGATATAGCTGATATTTATCATAGAAGAAAAGTTTATGTATCTATGAAAGATCTACGCAATATTGGAATGAATATAGAAAATGTAGCATCAATTGGTAAAGTAGTACCATTCGGAGATATATCTGATTAGGAAGAAATTACAATTAAACAAGAATATGATCCAGAAACTGGTGAAGTGTTAAGCGGTACTACAGAAAAAGGTTTGAAAAGAAAAAAAATAGACAAATCTGACTTATACGTTGAAGTTGAAGGTCTATATCCTATAGAGACTGGCAGTAGTGAAGCTACAGTTAGTAGAAATGCGATATATGAAGATAAAGTAAGAAAATTAGGTTCTAAAGAAAGATACCAACAGGCTGTAGAGTCTGCATATAAATACCTTGGTTACAATTGATATGGAAGATAACAGATTAAGATTAGGAGCTCGTAAATTAACTAGTTCTACATTTAATGTAAGAGACAGTGTAACTACTAATGATGGAGCGTCAGATAGAAAGTAGAAAGCTGCAGAATATAACCAGTATGTTCAAGAAAAGGGGTATACCGATCTTTACAATAAAGATGCAGTTAAATATCAGTATCAGCAGCAAGAAGAAACTAAAGATAAGGATACTTCTTGGTGGAATAAGGGCGCAAGATTTATGAGTATTGCTGCCAATCCTGTGTTAGGTTCATTGGCTAATAATATACAAGATTTGTATAGAACCCCGTTAATACAATCTACTATAGAAAAAGCTGTAGAAACCAATATAAGTTCTCTGAAAGGTAATATAATAAAAAACGAAGTAAAGAATCTAAATGATTTTGCCTTTGTTAAAGATTATGAAACCAGAAGACAACAAGCTTATGAATTAGCTAAGTAGGGAGATGAGGAAGGAGCTCAAAAAATATGGGACACACTATCATAGGATTTCGCTAAATTTGATTAGATAACTAAATCAAATAAAGATCTTATATCTATGTACTACAAAGTTCCTAAAGTTGGAGGAGCTACGTATAGTGAAAAAAAATATCGCGGTATCAACTTATTAGGTGAATTAACAGATAGATCCTTAGCTCTTACCAATAGTAATATTAGATTGGCTGAAAAAGCGGAAGCTCCAAAAGACGTAACTTCAGTTAATGTAAGCAATATTCCTTTATGGAATAGATTTACTATAGCTTTAGACAATATTTTATCTTTTAATAATAGTGCAGAAGAAATAAGCGAATATGTTAATAAAGGATATGGTGATGCTGTGAATTTTGTTAGAAATGAAGAAGTATCTAATAATCCAGATAGAAGTGGCATAATAGCTAAACTTAATCAGTTAGAAGAAGATAATAATACCAGTCATAATGTAAAAACTCAAAAACTTAGAGATAAACAAGAAACCTTACGTAATGGTAGTTGGTTCTTTGATCCTGATGCTATTGACCCAGTATTTAGAGAAAAAGTAAATAATAACGAGTTTCAATGGACTGAACCAAGATCTTACTTATATGCTCTTCCACAAATAGGATCATCAATGGGAGAGTTTGCTACTACTATAGAAACTGCTACTCTTGGTAGATTAGCTGGATTAACAGCTAAAGCATTAGGTAAAAGAGGTATTCCATATGCTTCAGCTGCAGTTACTTTGACTGAAGCTGCTATCAATGCTGGGAATCAGTACTATCAAAGAACATAGGAAACAAATGCTGAAATCTTTGACTCATATCTATCTAACTTGGTTGGTTAGATGGAAAAAGGAGATATTAATCCAGAAACCATATTAACCAAAGGAGCTTAGGGGTTAGAAGCTAGGGGAATAAATGTACAAGAATTAACTGTTCCACAGATATTAGAGGAAATGTTAGTGTACAATATCAATACAGATGACCCTAGTTTTGAGAAAGCCAAGTATGATGCTTACTTAGGATTGCGTGATGTAGAACAATCTAATATGGCGTTAGGTCTATGGGATTTAATGGATATGGGCTTGTATTCTTATGGAGGCAAACTGGCAATAAAGTCTGCAAAAGAAGGTTTTAAAGACGTAGCTAAAGGAATTTCTAAAGCAACTGGAGTAACAAAAGCCTTAAACTTAGGAGGTAAGTTTATAGATAATAGAATAAATAAAGCTCTTTATACCATAGCTGGAAAAGATGTTTTCAAAGCTAATAAGTATAAAGACTTATTTAATACTATGGGCAAAATGAGCGGTAAACTAGGTATAACAGCTTTTTCAGAAGGAACTGAAGAAGGTCAGCAGTATCTTATACAAAAAGATTATCAGTTATAGAATTCATATAATAGCGGAGAATTAACTTTAATAGATGCTTTTTTAAAGAATTTTAAATACGGTGCTGAAGCCAACTTAGCTCTTATGGGGTTACATCCAGACGATGCTTTAAATAATGATAAAGAACTTGAGCAGAACATGAAAATTGGAGCTTTAATAGGCTTAGTAATGGGAGGTCCTGCTACAGCTATTTCTGACGGATACCAAATGATACGTAATGTGAAGTCAAATAACATGCTTCGCAATATGGCTGCATATGATATATCTAACAGAGAAAACGATGTTAAGGTAGATAGATGGTTTGATGCAGTAAAGAAAGGGTATACAGATGATATATTGAATAATCTAGTAGATATAAAAGATAGATTTACTCCGGAAGGTCTTACACAAGAAGATATAGATGAAGATATAGTTAAAGCAAAAACTATAGAATCTATTTATTATAATCCATCCGTTAATACTAATCTAGAAGATTTAAATATAAATAGAGGATCTGATAAACATAAAATTTTCGTTAAAAATGCGATTAAAGCATATGATAATGAGAGAATATACAATGAAAAAACAAAAGAGGCAGACGCTAATTTGTAGAATTTACTAAAGATTAATGATGAAGAAAATGCAACTGCATTTAATTCTAATGTAGATGAATACTGGAATGGGTTAACAGAAGAGCAAAAGTTATCTTGGAACAATAGTAAAGACGAACTGGTAGCAGCTATAAAGAAGGTTAGAAACCTGACTGCCACTTAGACTGTATATAGTAGGTTGAGAAGGTAGTTAAAGGATATGGACAAATTTGTTAGTGAAGCTAAAAAGAATGGTTTAGATGTAACTAATGAGAATATAGCAGCTATAGCTTCTTACATAAATAAAATTTCTAAATCTTTAGAAAAAGAGGTAAAGAATATTCCTAATGCCAAAGCTATGGTAGATATATTTGGTTTATCTACCAATAAAGAAATAGATCAAGCTATTGCAGATAAGGCTATACTTACTGGTTTGTTACATAAAGCTGTTAATAGAAGATCTGCATATTAGAATGGTATTGTGGTAAAAGATAATCAGAACAGGCAGATAGATTTTAATATCAGAAATTGGAATCAACTTACTCCAGAAGAGCAACAAACTATAATAGATAAGTAGACTAGTGAAGCAGAGCAGAATGGGAAAGATGCTCCATCGTTAGCTAGTATTATAGCTAGATATAATTAGAACGTACAACTGCAGATAAAAATTCAGGGTGAAACTGTAAGAGCTGCTAGGGATTATGCTAATGAGATAATTAAAGCAGATATGGACAGATATGAACAAAATGATAGGTCATATACTGAACAAGATGTAGCTTTAAATGCAGAAGTAGAGAATGCCCTTAACTAGGATACTGAACAAGATACATCAGAAGTTGATTTTACTCCTACTGGTAATGCTGACAGTTCTTCTCCTTTACAAGGCACAGATATTAGTGTAAAGACAAAAGAGAAGAGAAAAGACAAAGACATCTATACTCAAACAGATGAAGATAAATTAACTAAAGCTAAAGAAGAAGTAGATACAGAAGAATTGGATGTAACTGATTTAGTTTCAACTGAGGATGCTCCAGACATTAGTGATGAACAGGAATCTATTAGGGAAAGAGCAATCAGGGAAGTAGAAAATCCATCTGAAAAAAAACCCAAAGACGATACTCAAGATAAAATTACAGAAGAAAATATAATGGATGCCAAGAACTGGGCAGATCCTGAAGATGATTTAGGTCTAACCAGAGATGATAATCCTGATATTGAAAGAGATCTTACTTAGATTGAAGATCTTACTCCAAAGGAATTAGACGCCAAAATACAAGAAGCAGAATCTACAGATAGTCGTAGTGACAATCCGTAGGCTGGAGATTTCTTTGTTTCTAATGATGGTAAAATGTTTCTTAACGGGGTGGAGATTACAGATGAACAATTAGCCAAAGAAAATTCGTACGATGAGTATGCAAATGATCCAGAACACACATTATCTGAAAAAGCTAATAAACTAGCAAAAGAAGGTGAAAAAGTTCCCGGGTTATCTACATCTGAAACTATACGAAATAATTGGTTAGTTGGTAGAACTTTATTCTATAGACCTGACGCTACACAACCTATGTAGCTTCCATTTAAAGTAAAAGGAGCTAAAAAAATACACAGTGGCAAAGAACTTGGAGAGGCTATGGGTAAACCGGGATTCTTAGATGGTGCTAAATTGTATTTAGTGCCCGGTCCTACGTTCGATAAATCAGAAACATAGTTTGATCCTAATGATCCTAGAACCTATGAGAATGCAGCTGTATATGTTATAATTGACAAAGACGGAGATATATACGCTGCAGCATATAGAAGTCAGAAAAAGGCTACTTTAGATTATCAACGTAGATTGGGGGCTGAAAACATTGGTCCCGGTACTAAAGCTAATGAAGATCTTGAAGTACTAAGGGAACAGAAACAAAAAGTAGTTAGAGCCTATCTGCAGCAATGTCCAAAAGATAAGAACGGAAAATATGTATTACCAGATGAAGCCCTAACCCATGTAGTGCCTACTCAAGTAAATGTATCTAATGGGGTGTTTAATAATCAGAAAGACGGTAACAAGCCTAAATTGAGGAAACTGTCAGAATGTAAGACATTTGAGATTCCTCATAATCCATTAGACATATTCACAGAATGTACATTTGGATATGGAACCGGTGGAATGAGTGATGCAAACCCATACTTTATTAAACATATGGGTAATGATGAAGCACTATATACTAGTGGCGGTTTCTCTGGTAAAATAGTAATAGTACCTAAACCATCTGCCACTCCTAGAGGTAGATATTCTTTGCCTATATATTTGAGTGAAAAGTTCTTTAGAGATGATAAAGTAACTAAACCATCGCAGATAGTATTAAAGAGTCATGATGAAAATGGAAACCCAGCATCAGATAGACACTATACTAATTTTATGGAATATGTTTTAGATCTTATTACAGACGGAGACCCATATGGAGTACTGCCATTGATAGTAAATCAAGGAGCTAAAACTAGATTATCTTCAAAGAAACAAGAAGCTGCTCAATATCTTGCAAAGAAACAATTAGGATTTGATCCAGATACTAACAGATTCTATATAGCATTACCAAATAGTCAAAGAGGTGGTTTGTATTTTAGAACAGAAATACCATTAGAACAAATAAAGACAGAGCCTAATGTCAGAAAGATGGTCATATGGTTTATGATGCAAAACTTCCACTGGAACACTGATAAAAATGTATTAACCAGTTCGCTTCCAGAACAGCTTAGAGATTTGGCTATACGTTTGAATCCAAAAAATGATAAGATAGTACTATTCCCCGGAGAACTGGAATTTACGTTACAACAACTAGGTATTTCTAGAGTGGATGGTAAACTTGTAAAAGATAAAGTTGCCCCTCCTGCTATGGCTTGGACTATTGACAGTGGCAAGTTACTTACAGATATGGGTGATTATGCATTTAAAGATGGGTTTATATACATAGAAGATATAACTACAGATCAAACTGAAACTGCTGTAAGTGCGTCTACGTATCCTATAAGTAAAAAATCCTCTAAACAAGAGGAAACAAAAGAGATCAAAGAAAAAGGTACTAAGTTTTTTGGAAAGAAACAACTTAGAGACGTATTGTAGAAGTATAGACAACAAGTAGATAGCACTTAGGTTGAAGATTGGGGTATAGAGCAAATAGCAGAATTTGAAGAATATCTTGGTAAACATATCAGTACAAACAGAATAGAAGAAAATGGAAATACTATTACCAAATCTACATTTGAAAAAGGAAGTATAGTACATGTTACTAATAAGTAGTCGGATTATATAACCCAATTCTTTGATGATTCAGATAAGCCTATAGGCGAACCAATGGTAGATTTATCTATGAATTCTAAGTTGGCTATGGACTTATTAGAGAAAGATAGTAATGGATTCTTAAGTTTGTCTGATGAATCTATTCGTAAGATATTCACATATAATGCTACTGAAGAAGTCAAAACTAAAAAAAGCGAAGCAAAACCTATTACTAAAGTTAATAGAAGAGCCAAAGCTCAAGAATTAGCTAGAAATATAAAACCATCAGATGCAAATGCGCCTAAAGTAGGAAGATTTATGACTTCTGATGAGATAAAAGAATATGCAGATGGCTTGAATCAAAAAGTAGCTACTGACAGTTTCGTATATCTGTATGATTAGGATGGTAAACCTCAAATGTTTATCAGGAGTATGATGGAGAAGCTTTTCCACGAGGTTGGGAGAGAAGTGAACGGACTGTATTCTGTAGAAAGTAATGAAATAGGGCGTGAAGAACAAGATCTTAAAGCTGCTAAGCAATGGTTGATGGATAAACTTGGTCTTGCTGTAGATCAGGTTAGAATATTCAATGGGGTAATGAGATCTGCTTCCAATGGTCCTAGAGTTTATGGTGTTACAAGAATGTCTGTTGGTAATGTAGCTAATATATTATTAGGTAAAGGAGCAGGTTTGGGTATATAGTATCATGAGGCTTGGCATTATATAAATATGCTTGTACATTCTGCTGCTGAAAGATAGATAATATATGAAGATTTCATTAAACATAATCCAGAGTATAAAAACAGAACAGTAAATGAGATAGAAGAAGCTATAGCTGAGGATTTCCGTAATTGGGCTA